TTTTTGCGTAGTTAGCCATTAGATATATCCCACCTGCTTGTCGCCGGACATCTTGCCAGCAGCGTAGTCTTGTAGGCTGAATTTTCTCAGTCCTTGTCTACTGTATACAGGAGCAACTACCACTGTGATGGTGCTCAGTATAGGTACCCAGGTATATTTCTGATTGTTAAACGGATCGCACTGAATATAGTTAACATCATCTTTAAAATCCACTGAGAACGATTTTATAATCACAGGTACCTTGTCAAACACATGACTGCCGTACCCTGTGAGATTACAAATTATAGGTGGATTGCCAGCGAGGTCGCCTTGGCCAAAAAACATTTTTGTGGCTGTCTTGAAAAATGTTGTAGCAGCTATCCAGTATGCAGCATCTGCTTTGGTTTCGCAACTGAACTCTCCACTAATTGAAATGTCATCCACTACGCTGTTTTTGTAACTGTACTGTGAGTAGTTGGCATGGGTAATAGGAATGGTGTTGTATTCTGCTTTGGTGCTGACTGTGATGTTAGGCATGTATGGCCAGACCACACCGCCGGTCTGTTGTAGAACTGCAAATAAAGGACTGTTAAAAATATTCCACTCACAGTTTATGCGCACACGCCAGTCATCTTTACTGCCGGCATTCAACTGTATGGCCTGCCCTTGCGGCATGAAAACCTGCGCTCCCTTTGGAATGTTGATTCCTCTTTTAAGACTAAGTATGTTGTTGAGCATACCCGCTGCACCACTGATACTGCCGGCAGCTTTCATTAGTCCGCCTGCAAGATTACCACCAGTGAGTTTGTTAATTGTTCCGGAGATATCTGCTGCTATGTTACTGGTTGATCCTGCTACTGATCTTAATTTATCTACGGCGCCGCCCAACACACTGCTTACTGTGACGTTGCCGCCCATGGCACTGTTACCAAAGTTTTTTGCATCTCCGGCTAACTGGCTCAGGCCTGATTTTGCACCAGCTGCTAAGTCGGAAACTCTTTCATCAAGTTTTACTTTTTCCATCATAGACGAAGCATCTTGCAGGGCCGCCTGCCCTTCGTTGGTAGCTTGGCTAACACTTTCTGAAATACCTGCTACCAGTTGTGATAAAGGAGCTACAGGATTACTGCCTGGACCTGAGGACGGTTTGCCCGACCCTCCAAATCCAAAAGATGATGTTAATCGTTCGTTCAGTGATCTATTGTTGGCTACTTGTGTAGCAGAAATACCGGTAGGATCGCCACTGGCACGATTGATCCTGTCAGCTTCTTCTTGTGGTGTTTCGGGATAAGACTTACGTGCCATTTTGAGCAGATTTCCTTGTCATATAGACTATTTATTATGATAAAAATGTGCTATTATATAACTAACCGTGGAGAATTCTAATTGACAATCGTACCTAAAATTAAGTATCTAACTAACAAAGATCTATTGAGAGAGATACATCTCAGTAAAAATACATATTGTAGTTTCACAGATCCCGCATACAGCGAATACGATCTAATCGTCACAACCTTAGAAAAACTCAATATACGCACCATAGCAGAAGCCAAAAGAAACAGAGCATCAAAAATGGCCAAGGCTGCACACGAAGCGGCTGTGACAGCAGCTGGTAAAAAAATGCCAGCTAAAGAGTTTGAAGTAGACTATCGCAAGGTACAGAAACAGGACTTGGTATTTCGGGTGATGACCTTTACTCATGTGCCACTGGCACCGGGTCGCAAGAAGACTCTCAAAAACACTGCCGACAGTCATGACAAGGTTAACTTTCCGCCGTTTCAACACTGGAAATATGATACTAACGATAATCTTGTGTGCGTGGGGAAAAGTCATTGGAAAGGTGATCTCGATCAAGGACTGTTCTCCAAAGATCACGGACAGATGACTAACAATTTAGCTCGCATGTTTATCAAGCTCTGTGAACGATATGCCACTCGCGGCAACGTCAGAGGCTACACCTACAATGATGAAATGAAAGGTCAGGCCATTCTTCAACTAACTCAAATAGGACTCCAATTCGATGAAAGTAAATCTGATAATCCTTTTGCTTACTATACTGCTGCTGTCACTAATTCATTCGTTAGAATTATCAACCTTGAGAAACGCAATCAAAACATTCGAGACGACATTCTCGAAATGAATGGTATGAATCCTTCATGGACTAGACAGAACAGCAGTAGCAGTGGCACAAGTTCTGGACCAGTTAGCATTAGTTCAACTATTCCACTTATTGAAGATTGAGCTTGACTTCTACATCTACAGAGTGTATTATTAATCTATGAGTCTATTCAAAAAAGCAGCATGTTTTACCGATATTCACTTCGGTCTTAAAAGCGGTAGTCGTACACACAATCAAGACTGTGAAGATTTTGTGTCTTGGTTTTGTGATACTGCCAAAGCACAAGGTTGTGAAACTGCAATTTTCCTAGGTGACTGGCATCATAATCGCAGTACCACTGATGTGAGTACCATGAACTATACTGTCAGCAACTTAGAGAAGTTGAGCCAATCATTTGAAAAAGTATATTTCATTCTAGGCAATCACGACTTGTTCTATAAAGACAAACGTGAAATCAACTCTGTGGAGTTTATGCGCCTGTTTCCTAACATCGTGCCTATACGTGAACTATTCACAGAAGGTGATGTCACTATCATGCCTTGGCTGATAGGTGACGAGTGGACCACGGTAAAACAACTAAAAAGCAGATACATATTTGGTCACCTTGAACTGCCGCATTTTTACATGAATGCCATGGTGCAGATGCCCGATCACGGTCAGTTGCAGACTGGACACTTTCAGCATCAAGAATTGGTGTTTACTGGGCACTTTCACAAGCGTCAACAAAAAGGCAATGTGGTCTATATAGGCAATGCTTTTCCGCACAACTATGCTGACGCGGGCGACGACGACCGCGGCATGATGATATTAGAATGGGGTGGCAAGCCTGAATATCATACTTGGCCGGATCAACCCATATATAGAACTTATAAACTGAGTCAGATCATCGATAGGCCTGATGAGCTACTGTGTGAAAAGATGCATTGTCGTGTGACCATTGACTTGCCTATCACCTTCGAAGAAGCAAACTTTATCAAAGAACAGTTTATGCCGCAGTATAATCTGCGTGAATTGATGCTGATTCCAGAAAAGGTAGAAGTAGAAAGTGCTGTCAATCCCATAGACATCACCTTTGAATCCGTAGATACTATTGTGATGAATCAGATCAATAACATAGATAGCGATACCTATGACAAAAAACTACTGTTGGACATCTATAACGAACTATGATTAAAATTAATAATCTCACAGTACGCAACTTCATGAGCGTGGGCAATCAAACCCAGGCCATAGATTTCGATCGCGGACAACTTACGTTGGTCTTAGGCGAAAACTTGGACCTAGGAGGTGATGACAGCGGAGCTCGTAATGGCACAGGTAAGACTACTATTATCAACGGCCTCAGCTATGCTATCTACGGTCAGGCCCTGACTAATATCAAACGCGACAATCTTATCAACAAGATCAACAGCAAAGGCATGTTGTGTACTGTCACATTTGAAAAAGACGGTGTCAAGTATCACATTGAGCGAGGTCGCAAGCCTAATTTACTGAGATTCAGTATAAATGATCAAGAGCAGGAACTTGTTGATCTTGACGAAAGTCAAGGTGACAGCAGAGAAACACAAAAGGCCATTGAAGAAGTGTTTGGTATGAAGCATGAGATGTTCAAGCATCTTATTGCATTGAATACCTATACAGAACCGTTCCTATCTATGAAGGCAGCAGATCAACGTGCCATCATAGAGCAGTTGTTGGGCATTACTATACTGTCAGAAAAAGCAGAAGCTCTCAAAGATGCAATCAAGATCAGCAAAGACAGCATTGCGACAGAAAACACAAGAATAGAAACTGTCAAAGCCAGCAACGAAAGAATACAACAAAGCATAGAGTCACTGATACGCAAACAACGTATGTGGGAAGAACAAAAAGAAACCTCAATGACCAATCTAGCAAAGGCCATTGAAAAACTCATGGACATAGATATAGATCAGGAGATCGAGGCTCATCGAGCATTGGACGTCTATAATACCAAACGCAAAGCTATCAACGAATTGAATAATTGGATTAATCGTTGCAAACTAGATGAAGCTCGTGAAGTCAAGGACATGGACCGACTCAAAGTCGAAATTGCCAGTTTAGAAAATCACACCTGTCACAGTTGTGGTCAAGGCTTTCACGACGACAAGCAGGTAGCATTATTAGAAAAGAAACGCAAAGACCTGCAAGAAGCGGCATTGCAGGCATTGGCAACTAATACTCAATTTTTAGAGCATACTCAAGCACTGGCAGATCTAGGTGAATTAGGCGTGTGTCCTGCTGTGGTATACGACAATCTCGAACAAGCATTGAATCATAAAAACACCCTAGGCGGTCTAGAGCGTGATATCACTATTAAAAATGCCGAAGAAAATCCTTATGACGATCAAATCACTGAACTTAAAGAAACAGCCGTACAGGAAATAGACTGGAACGGCCTCAACGAGTTAGTGCGTGTGAAGGATCATCAAGAGTTTTTGCATAAACTGTTGACTAACAAAGATAGTTTTGTTCGCAAACGAATAATAGATCAAAATCTTGCGTTCTTGAATCAACGATTGACCTACTACTTGGACAAGATTGGCTTGCCGCACACAGTAGAGTTCCAAAATGACTTGACTGTGATTATCACACAGCTGGGGCAGGATCTAGATTTTGATAATCTAAGCCGAGGTGAACGTAACAGATTGATTCTATCGTTATCGTGGGCATTCCGTGATGTGTGGGAAAACCTATACACCAGTATCAACTTGTTGTTTATCGACGAACTTGTGGATTCAGGCATGGATGCAAGTGGGGTTGAATCCAGTATTGCTGTACTGAAACGCATGACTCGCGAGCGTGACAAGAATGTGTTCTTGATTTCACATAGAGATGACTTGACCAGCCGTGTTAATCACGTCCTGAAGGTGATCAAAGAAAACGGATTCACCAGCTATTCTAATGATATAGAAATTGTAGCATGAGTTCAGACGCACATGATCGCATGATCCATGCCTTTCAAGAATATTTTAAATGGCAGGATCGTTTTCATCATAAAAAATCCAACGAAGCAGGCATTAAGGCAAGACATTGGCTATCAGAAATACGCACAGAGGCATCAATCATAAGAGTAGAAATACAAGACAAACGCAAGGCACAACGAGAATCCAGAAAAGGCATGAGAGGCAAGAAGCTTTAACTAATTAAAGAGTGCAATGGACGTTTCAAAATCAAATAATGAACGAAATACCAGAAGGCTATATTGGCTTTGTTTATATAATCACGAATAAAACTACCGGACAGAAGTACATAGGCAAGAAATTAGCACAATTTAAACGTACTAAACCCCCACTCAAAGGCAAAAAACTCAAAAGAAGAAGTGTAGTAGAAAGCGATTGGCGCGAATACTATGGTTCATCTGACAGGTTAAACGCAGACGTCCAAGCATTAGGTCCGGAAAACTTCACAAGAGAAATACTTTACCTTTGCAAGTCCAAGGCAGAACTATCATATTTAGAAGCAAGAGAGCAGTTTGAACGCAGAGTTTTAGAAACTGATGACTATTATAATGGTATTATAAATGTCAGAGTTGGCGGATCAAACATACTTAGACAGCGTCTTTTAGAACAATCTCAGGCAAAATAAAGCGGTTTTTTAGCTGGCGCGGGCTCAATTTCGTGCGCCCTATACCTGGTCTACGTGTACACAGGGATGGAAAACCTTGCCGCAAAGGTGCTTAACCACTACCCGAAAGGATGACGATCGCTACTAAGACCTGCGATTTGGTTATTTGAAAAGAAAAACAAGGCAAAAAGAGGGGAAATAAGCCCCACGTGTGTGCATTTGTTAGCGTAAATGTATACACCGCCGTCATATAAAGACGCAGCTCGAGGTACCGGATGACCGCCTCTGTAACGCTGTAACGCTAGAGTGTACTGTGCAACTCGCATAATGCTCTTATCTTTGCCCGGCCTGGGCAAAGTGTGACTGAACAATCTGCATAATACTTGAATTGCTTCGCAATTACAATGCACATCAATTAAAAAAGAAGACAATCGCGTTGAGCGACAAGCGAAAACGCAAACGAGCGTAAGCTCGTTTTTACAATAAATAAACAATCAAACAATGGATCATTCATGCGTATAAATGAAATTCTAATTGAATCACAACTTAATGAAGAAGTTCTGACTGAGTTGGATTGGAGTAAAATTAAAAAAGGATTAGCCACGGGTGCTATTACCTTAGGTGCTTTAGGCGTTAGTGGTAATGCTATGGCTCAGCATTTTAAAGTAGATAATGCAAGTAAAATCAAAGATTCTCAGGTAGTGAGATATGTGCAAGCCAAAGTAGACACTGGTGAAATCAAACCAGCTGTGGTTAAACAAGCAGTTCAAAAAGTAGATGCTGCGCCTGAAGTTAAATCTAAAGCAGCTGAACCAAAACAAGATGTAAAACCGGAAATCAAAAAAGACGAACCTAAAAAAGCAGCACCTGAGGTCTTACCTAAAACAGTTAAAGTTGATGAGCCAAAACCTGAAATTAAGAAAGCAGCACCTGACGAATTAGATGCTGTTAAAAAGAATGCTGGAGTAGAAGAGCCAACTGATGGGTTATCTAAATTTTCTTTAAAAAATGGAACTATTAAATTTGGAATGTCTGAGGACGATTTTAGAAAAATATCCTCAGAAAAACTTGGGAATAGATATGTATTTGATGTTGCCGGTATAAAAATGACTGCAGAATTTAAACAAGGTGTATTAGTAGATATTATGACTGCTCCTGGTATTGGTAATGTAATGGATTTTCAAGATATTATTTCTAAAAAGTTTGGAAAGCCTTCTAAAGAAAACAGATATGTAGCTGGGCCAAATAAAGGCGAAGTAGGGTCAATGGAATGGTCCGTACAAGATGTAGTCATTTCAATAATGCCTCCAAAATTAAATCCAACTACTGGAAGGATTGATGGAGTTAGTTATGGTTCTATTACTCCTAAAGCATTAGTTGACAAAACAAATAAGGATGGTGAAGCTGAAAGAGAAAAGAAACTTAAGGATTTTTAATGAGACTAATAACACTATCAGACCACACTTTATTAGTCGAACAACATAGACAAGTCTCTAAGAAAATACTTAGAGAATCATGTGACGGGCTAACTCTTGAACAACGGCGTATTGTAGAAGGCATTTACAAAGAATTCGTGCCTCTAATTGAAGCTACACTAACAGCTGATCAAATCAAACAGGTGTTTGGTGAATTAGAAAAGCAAGCAGTAGCAGGCGGTGCTAATCGTACGGCTGTAGGAGCAGGAGTCGATGTAGCTAAAAAAGCCAATGAAGTGATCAACAATGTTGGTAAATGGCTGCAGAATACCGCTCCTGTTAAGATGGCTGATGAAAAGTTTGAAAAACTTAAAAACGACATCAATAAAAAGTTTCCAGATTCAAAACTACTAGACGGTATTTCCGAGCTTGGTATCTGGATGAAAGAGAATCCAGGCAAGAGCGCAGCAATTATTGGTGTACTAACTGCTCTTGCCTCACTTGCAGGCGGCCCAGTTGGTGGTGCTATCGCTGGTCAAGTGTTACGTGGCGCAGCTGAATTGATCAAAGGTGAAAAACTCAGCACAGCAGTTGGTAAAGGTGTTAAAACTGCTGCACTAGGTTATCTATCTGGCAAGGCATTTGAAATGCTAGGCGACTGGATGGCAGGATTCCGTGAGCAATCTATACCGTTTGGCTCAGAAGATGCCGGTTTAGAAAATATCAGTTGGGATGCTACTAAAACACTACGAGCTCCTGGCATGGAATGGACTCAGACCACACAAGGATTTAATGCATTAGTTAAGCCCGAAGAAGCCAGTGCTATCCGTGCTGCAATGAATTTAGTTAAAGGTGGAGGTGATGGAGCAGTTGAAGGATTTGATCAACTAAAAATGGTCGCTAACATCGTTCGAAGCAAAGACTACATGGCAGACATGCAGAGCATGGTAGACGGTGCATGGAAAGCAGCCAAAGACAATGACAGTCTACTACAGTTTATTAATACCGCTAAAGAAGGACTGCAGGCTGGTGCTCAAGGTGCAGTGGCTGCTTCAACTGGATCGGAAAAGAAAGAAAGTTTTTATGTGCAAACTCGTCCACTTAGTGAAGGACAAGTCTACATGATCATTGATCGTGTGCTTAC